GCTCAGGCACACCGAGGCGCCGTTCGCCGGCAAGCCGTTCATACCGGAGCCGTGGCAGGACGAGTATCTCGACAAGCTCTTCAATACGCAGCGAGCGGACGGCCTGCGGCAGTATCAGCGAAGCCTGCTGGCCCTGCCCCGCAAGTCGGGCAAAACGGCCATGTGCGCGGCCATCGGAGCCTACGAAGGCTTCTTCGGGGCCGAGGGCGGCCAGATTCTCATCGCCGCCGGCGACCGGAAGCAGGCCAGCCTCCTGTACACGGCGTGCTCGCGTTACATCGAGTCCTGTCCTGGGCTGCTCAAGAGGGCGAAGATATACAAGAACTCGATTGTCATACCGCACAAGAAGGCGACAATCCAGTTTCTCAGTTCAGAGCACAAGGGCAAGCACGGTTTTAACCCGTCGGTTGTCATTGTGGACGAATTCCACGTCCAGCCCAACCGCGACCTCGTCGATGTGCTGGAATCGGGCATGGGCGCCAGAGAAGAGCCGCTCGTCATCTATGTGACAACGGCTGGAATGGATCGCGTCGGTCCGTGCTACGAGGAGTGGCAGCGGGCGATGAAGGTGCAGGACGGCCTGCTCGACGACCCGACGTTCCTGCCGTGCATATTTGCGGCTCCCGACGATGCCGACCCTTTTTCGGAGGACACTTGGAGGGTCGCTTCGCCGAACTACGGAATCACGATCCGCAAGGAATTCATGGAGCGAGAGGCCGCCCTGGCCCGCGAGTCGGTCAGCCAGGAGATCAAATTCCGCACCCTGTACCTGAACCAGTGGGTTTCCAACGGGGCGAACAAGTTCTTCCGCACCGGCCAGTGGGAGAAGAACGACGCGCCGCTCAGGCCGGCAGACAATCGGCCGTGCTACTGCGGCGTTGACTTGTCGAGCACGCAGGACACGACGGCGTTCGCCGCGGTCTGGCCTGGAGTCGATGAGTATGGCATTCCAGACGGCACCTATGACGTCTTCGCCCACCTGTTCATCCCAGAGGCGAGCGCTAACAAGGACGAAGCGCCGTATCGCCAATGGGCGAAGGATGGTTTTTGTACAATCAATGAAGGTGATGTGACTGACTACGACGTGGTGCGCGACTACATTCTCTCATTTTGTGAGAAGAATGCGGTTCGGGCTGTTGCCATCGACCGATGGAACGCGACGCACCTCACGACGCAGTTGGTCGCCGAAGGCATTGACGTCAAGCCGTATGGGCAAGGGTACGCGAGCATGAGCGCGCCTACCAAGATGCTCCAGGCTCTGACAATCGGCGGAAAGATACGCCACGGCGGCAACCCGGCACTCGCGTTTCAGATGTCGAATCTTCAGGTGAGAACAGACGACGCCGGGAACCTGAAGCCGACGAAATCGAACTCCAAGTCCACGGCCAGAATCGACGCCCCCGTGGCTGCCATTATGGCTCTCGGCCTGTGTTCAGGCGAAAAACGCGGCCCCGACGAAGAACCCGAACTTCTGGTGTTTTGACGCATGTCCGACCTCATCGAGCTTCGTAGCCAGAGTCTTTCGCGGGTCTTCGAGGAGATCATCGCCAACCGGAAGACGACGGCCGGCGTCGATGTCTCGCCGGAGGTCGCCCTGGAATGCTCCGGCGTGCTGGCCTGCGTCCGCGTGCTGTCAGAAAGCCTCGCCAGCCTGCCTATGAACTACTGCCGGCGGCTCCCCGGCGGCGGCAAGGAGGTCGCAGACGACAAGCACCTGCACGAGGTGCTGTACTACCAGCCGAACTCGTGGATGTCGTCGTTTGAGTTCCGCGAGCTCATGCAGTCGTGGCTGCTTTTGTGGGGCAATGCCTATGCTCTCATCAAGGGCTCGGTCGAGCACGGCGCCGTCAGCGAGCTCATCCCGCTCCACCCATCGCGGATGGAGGCGAAGCGGCTGGTGAACGGGAAACTCCGGTACTACTACCGCTCGCCGGCCACGCTCGCCGACCCCAACCCTACGCCCGAAGAGTACAGGCAGGACGAGATTTTCCATCTTCGGTGGCTATCCAGTGACGGAGTCACTGGATTTGTGCCGACTACGCTCTCCCGCGACGCCATCGCCCTCGCACGCGCCACCGAACTGCACTCCTCTGCATTTTTTGGGAATGGCGCGCACGGCGGCACCTATATCGAGACTGATCAGCCGCAGAAGCCCGAGACGCTCCGACGGTTCCGCGACCAGTGGGACGAGGCCCATTCCGGCCCGAAGAACGCCTTCAAGACCGTGGTCATGCCATTCGGATTCAAGAAGAAGGACGACCCGGTACGCAACGATACGGCACAGCTTATCGAGACGCGCCGCTGGCAGTTGCACGAGATTCTTCGGTGCTACCGCGTGCCGCCCCACCTTGTGGGCGATCTGTCTGACGTCCGCTTCTCGACCGTCGAGCAGTCGGCGATCGACTTCGTCACGTTCTCACTGATCCCGTGGTGCCGGCGGTGGGAGATGGCCTGCCGACGTGACCTCGTGGTGGACGACCGCAACTACTTCGTCCAGTTCGACACGAACGCCTTGATGGCTGGCGACTACGCCGCTCGCTCTCAGTTTCTCCGCGAGATGGCGAACATGGGAGTTCTCGACGTTGACGAAGTCAGAGCCCAGATCGGCTACAACCCGCTGCCCAACGGCGAGGGGAAGAAGCGGTTCATTCAGGTCAATATGCAGCTTTTGTCGGCGTTCACTCCCTCGAATCCGACTGCGGCGAGCCCTGCGCAGCAGGGAACGCCTCCTAGCACCGAAGACGCCCCCCAGCCCGACGGCACCGACACGCAAGCGGAGGACACAGTCGGCTCCGCTATCGCGGAACCGACGAGCCGTCGCTCGCTCGACGCTGCCGAAGCCCTGTTCCGCACCACCCTGCGACGACTCAGTGTCATCGAAGCGGACGGAGTGCTCGAACGGAGGGCGAAGCCGGAGAAAATCACGCAATGGTTCGGCCAAATCGAAGAAAAGATGCGAATTGAGCTTCGCGATGCAGCAGAAGCTGCTGGGCGAGACGTTGATTCGTTCGTTTCTTCGTGGGTGAATCGCTCGAAAGACCTCCTCCTGGGGTGCCATCGGAGCGGAAACAAGTACGAATCAGTCACCGACGGCTGGTTCGACCGACATTTTGATGAGGTGGGACATGGCTGAGAACGAAATTGAGCGTCGCCTGACTGTTTCAGACACGTCGATCGAGTACCGCGAGGTCGGAAACGGCGAAAAGAGGCCCGTCATCGTCGGGTATGCGGCCGTATTCAACTCGGAGTCGCGAAATCTGGGCGGTTTTGTGGAGGTCATCCACCCGAACGCCTTCGATGAGGTGCTGGCGACGAATCCTGACGTCATCGGTGTCTACAACCACTCGAAAGACAAGCTTCTGGCCCGTTCAGCGAACGGAACGCTCAAGCTGAAGCCCGACTCCTACGGTCTGCGGTACGAAATGGGGCCGCTGCCGAAGACTCAGACCGCCGAAGAGGTCGTCGAGCTCGTGTCCGGCGGCTACGTGACCGGATCGAGCTTCGCCTTCGCCATCAAAAACACAGCCGCGGAGCGCGGCGATCGCTGGGGCATGACCTCCGGCGGCGTCCGGCGTCGAGAAGTGCGGTCGATCGGCAAGCTGGAGGACGTCGGCCCCGTCGTGCGGCCCGCATTCGAGGCTGCGAGCGTGGTCGTGAGCCGCCGAGCCATCGAAATGGCCCTCGGCGACGCATACCGGCCGAATCAGACGATGGCGAACGCCGCCAGGAAGGGCTTGAACGCCTGCCGCGGCCGCGACGACGTCGATCAAGTGCTGATGAGCATCGCCGAGCACATCGTGGCCCGCGAGATCGTCAGCGTCGAAGAGGTCGAGTACCTCGCAAGCGTCCACGAGCGGTGCCTGGAGGCCCGTGCAGCCGATTGGACCGGATCGCCGGCGTGGGTCGAGTGGAAACTGGCCGGCGGCGAGGCTGGCTCAAAGTGGGTGCTGAAGCGGCGTGAAGCCGAGTCGCCTGCGACTCTGCCTGAGAACCGTTCCGAGTCAGAATCTGAGGCAGTTACTGCCACCGTCACC